TTTGTATATATTTCTGTTTAAAAGTACCCTATTTAAATAAAAAGGCGTATATTTGCCCTATTATTAATCACTAAAAACAAAATTATGAAAACAATTCACGAACTACAAGCCGAAGTAGAAAAATTAGGCAAACAATCAAAAGACATTTCTAACAAGATAGATTTAAAAGAACATTATAGAGGTGTAAAATCATTTGACGCTGATTTAGTAATGAACGAACTAAACAGATTAGCGACTTTTCACGAAAACCTATCTATTAAAAATTCAGGCGAAAATGCAGATGGACATTATCACGCTGCAAAAGAGGTTAGAGAAACTGTTAGTTATATTGTAAGAACTCAAAAGCAAAGACAATGTTAGTTCAAGATTGGGTACTACATAAAAGCTATAAACCTTTTTTTGTTTTAGTTGCAGATGGGCAAATAGGCACTTATATAGAGGACTTTAACTATACTGCTAAAGAGTTTCGAGCCGTTGGTACACAAGAACAACTAGATGAAGCTATTAATGGCGAATGGACTTTAAAGGTAGATGAGATATATTCTTACGAACCTGTATCAAAAGATGATTTTTGGTATAAAGAAGAAAGGCGTGAGCAATACAATAAAGAGATAAAAGAAAATTTGAAATTTTATCGTAAATTGTATAAGGAAAATGAAAATAAATTATTAATTTTAAGAACTCAATAAAACAATTATGAAATATAAAAACCTACACGACATAAATACTTATCAATGCCATAGAAACGAGGTAATGATTTCAGGCAAAGATGAGAACGGAAAAAACATTACAATAGTTTTCAATACTATTGAATTATTAGAATGGCTTGATTTATCTTATATGAAAGAACAAGCTATTAAACATATAGAAGAAATAGGAGAACCTGAAAATCCTTTAAAGAGTAAGGAAAAATTTTTAAAAAATTAATTATGAAAACAGACAAAGTAAAAAGAGTAACAGCTAACGGAACTTGGGAAGGTAAATTTGGAATGATGTACAAATTTGAAGTAGAATTTGAAAATGGCGACTGCGGAGAATACAGCAGTAAGTCACAAGAACAAACTAAATTTGTAGAAGGGCAAAATGCAGATTATGAATTTACATCAGGTAAATTTCCTAAAGTAAAACCCTTTTACGCACCACCTCAAAGTAACGGACAATCTTTTAATTATAAAAAGGATGACAACGTTCAACACCTTATCGTAAGACAATCAAGCTTAAAAGCTGCCGTTGATTATTGCAGGGGCAGTAATTGCAGCCCTGAAGAAGTTTGCGAAAATGCACAATTATTTGTTGAGTGGGTAATGGGTAAAAAGATGGATATAATTAACGAAACTACTAACGGAATAAAAGAGAGTAATAATGACTTACCGTTCTAAAATAACAGATAGAGAAAAGTTTGAACACATCTGCAACCTTACTACATCTTTAGTGGGGTTGCGGAAGGGTTCGCTTAGGTTTAAGTCAAGAAAGCAAGAGATACAATTACCAAGATTAGTAGCTGCTAATATAGGGCGTTTGAACGATATACATCACCGAGTTATAGCTGAAGTATTTAATCGTGATAGGTCTTTAATATATCACTACGAAAATACTCACGGGGCAAACTACACATCTTGGGTTGCTTATAGAAAAATGTTTAATTTAGTACATCAAGCTTTTACAGAACTAGAAGAAGCTAAACCATCCTTTAAAGATTGTTTAGGTATGAAACGACATATCTTAGAATTTGTTAAGGAAAGTGAAAAATGTCAGGTTGAAATTCTTATAACTTCAGGTAAAGTAGGTTGTAAGATAATAACTTCTTATAGAGAATTTTCTTATGTATTGAAAAATATTAAATTTGCATTAAAAAATTACAATCATTCAATAGGCATTAATTTATTATGAAAGAAAAACCTAATTACTACGCAATAATATCAGCAGAAGTTAGATATGCAGATATAACTCCAAACGCAAAATTATTGTATGCAGAAATAACTGCTTTTTGTAATATGAATGGAGAATGTTTTGCAAGTAATAAATATTTTTCTGAACTTTATGGTAAAAGTAAAGTAACTATTTCTAATTGGATTAGAGAATTAAAAGAAAATGGATTTATAGAAACTTCTTATACATATAAAAATGGCAGTAAAGAAATTGATAAGAGGTATATAAAAATTCTTAAAGGGGGTATTAAAGAAAACTTAACTACCTCCATAAAGAAAACTTTAAAGAATAATAATACAAGTATTAACAATACAAGTATTAATAATATATCTATAAAGGAGAAATTTATTTCTGAAGTTAATTCTTTTGAATATGAAGATTGTTTAAAGGAAGATTTTATTGATTATTGGTGTGAGGGTAAAAAACGAATGAGATGGCAGAAGCAACCAACTTTTGATATACCTTTGCGGCTAAAACGTTGGGCGAAAAATGCAAAGAAATTTAATAAAGGAACTAAAGGAACTTCTAAAATAGATAGTCAATTAAACGAATACCTAAAAGCAAAAGAACTATTAAAATAAAAAATTATGAGAGCATATAAAAAATGGCTATTACAATCAGCCAAAGAAATGGAAGGTAATTTAGTTGATAATATAGCTAAAATAATGGTACTTGATTTACTTAATCAAAATTCAAATACATTTGATTTGGTATTTGAACATAAAAATAAAATGTTGTATGACAAAACACCTCTTTTAGATTTAACAACAAAAGTGGCATTAAAAATTGTAAAAAATGAATGTTAATGATATTTGTGACCTTATAGTAAAAACCTCTATTGAATTAGGTTTAAGAACTGACGGGAAAACAATGGCTGCACTTTCTAAATTATTCTTTCAGGATTTACAAACAGATAAAAGATTAAAGTCATTGACATTAGAACAAATTAAAATTGCTTTTCGCTTGGGTGTAAGGTATGACGAAAAAGAACCTTTTTTAAATATCAGGACTTTCTATCGTTGGTGCTTAAAACATAAAGAAAGAATAAATGATGCAATACACCAAGTAGAATATTTAAACAGAAACCCAAAAGAAATAGAATACTACCCTAAAAACTTATTGAAGTGAAAAAAGAATTATCAATATCAGCAAAGCTACAAATTGCATTAAATATTAACAAATCAAATTTAGAACATATAGAATTTTTAGAAAATAAAGTAAGAGATTTAGAAAAGAATTTAATTGATGAATACCAATACATAAATGGTTTAACGCATATAACAGATGTGGATGATATAAGAGAATATACAGATATAATGATTAAAAAATTAAAAGATAAAAAATGAAGATATTAAATTTATATGCTTGTCTTGGTGGTAATCGATACAAATGGAATGAAGTAAAAGAAGATATAGAAGTTACAGCTATTGAGTTAGACCCAGAGTTAGCTAGATTATATCAAGAGAGATTTCCTGATGATAAGGTTATTATAACAGATGCTCACCAATACCTACTAGACCACTATAAAGAATACGATTTTATTTGGAGTAGTCCTCCTTGTCCAACTCATAGTAAATTAGCGATTTCAATGAAAAACAAAGATAATTATAAGAAAAACTATCCTGATATGAAATTGTATCAAGAAATACTATTTTTGAAACATTACTTTAATGGCAAATATGTCGTTGAAAATGTTATACCTTATTACGAACCTTTAATATCTGCTAAAAAAAGAGGGAGACATTTGTATTGGACTAACTTTAATTTACCTAATAAAATAGGAAGAAACAATGTAGATAACTTTTCTAAAACTGATATAGAAAGTTTATCTAATTATCACGACTATAATTTTAGAAAATATAAAGGAAAACAATCAATAGGTAAGGTGGCGAGAAATTTAGTAGATTATGAAGCAGGTAAAACAATATTTGAAACTATGTTGGGTATAGTAAGAAAAGAAAATATTAATCAAGTAAAACTATTTTAAAATGAAGATATTAACAATCGTTTGGGGAATAATTATAGCAGCTTGTATATTAGAAGCTTATTTTTGTGCTAAGTTTGTTGAAGATGAATGAAACATATATAAACTATCCTTATATTTTTCATAAACTTGCGGAAGATATTTCACAAGACAGAACAAAGGGGATGCACAAGAATTATAAAGATAAAGATTATTATGTCGGTGAAAAAACTAAAGAATATAATGTGACAGGTGTTTTAGCGGAATTAATATCTTGGCACTTCTTTACCTATAACGACCAAGAATTTGAAGCAGTAAGTATGTTAGGCACAGAACCTGAAGTTGAAGCAGATGTAATTTGCGAAGGTAAAAAGATTGATGTAAAATATATACCACTCTATGCTAGGTTTTTGATGGTGAATTATAATTCACATAAAAATATTGAAAAAGAGGTAACTCATTATATGTTTATCCAGCCGATTAAGCGACTTGGGTTAGGAATGGCTAAAGCAAAAATTTGGTTTATAAAACATTCGGAAGTTGATAGTTGGAAAATTGATACACATAAAACAAAAGTGCTTTGCAAAAATCTATAAGCAAACTAAAGAAAGAACTTGATAAGTACTTCAGCTTATACATCAGATTAAGGTGGGCTACAAAAGAAGGGCTTTGTCAATGTGTAACTTGTGGAAAGGTGGCACACTATAAAGAGATGCACAACTCTCATTTTCAAAGCAGAAAACATCTGTCTACAAGATGGAATGAACAAAATTGTCAAGTAGGTTGTGTAAGGTGTAATGTCTTTAACTATGGTGAACAGTTTAAATTTTCTATTTATTTAGAAAACAAGTATGGAAAAGGAACAGCAGAAACATTAGAATATATGGCAAGACAAATTACAAAGATTAGCCGTAGTGATTATGAAGAAAAGATTACTTATTATAAAGACCTTGTTGAAAAGTTAAAAAAAGAAGAAGGAATAGAGTAACTTTTTTCTTAATTTTGCCGTATGCGTAAACCTATTGCCGTAAACCAAGAACACAAAATTTTATTAGACAATTATTTATACACTATTTGCGAAAGCATAGCAGATTTATCAAACGAAAGTAGATATAATGATTTCAAAGATGTTTTAAATATTATTATAGATTATCACAACGAATACTCTAGGAAGAAATTAGGTGGCTATTCTGATTTTATGAGTATTATCCCCTTAAATACTACAAGCTGCTTTAGTGGATTTTTAGCAGGAGTAGAAACAAAACGAAATCGTGCAAAGTGTAGGGCTTACAAAGTTTTACTTATGAACCTTAGCCACGACTTAATAGAAAAGCTAGAATATATAAAGATTGAAAAAGATTGATAAAATATACAAGCTAATTGCAGACAATAGAAATAGATTTGTTGCTATTGCTTCAAACTATACAGAAGATAAAAATACAATAGATAATGTAGTTCAAGAGCAGATGTTGTATTTTATGCAAATGAACAAGCAAACATTAATAGATATTTACGAAAAAGATGGATTAGAAGGAATAGTTAAATACGGTGCAGTAGCTATTCATAGGGCTTTAACAAGCACAAGGAGTAGTTATTATTATAAGTATAGAAAATACTACACAAAGATTGTAGATGCTGCAAGTATCACACAAGTTCCTTTAGTAAAGGATGATCTATATAAAAAGAAACTAATCCATAAAATAGAAAAGGAATTAAATAATATGTATTGGTATGACAAGAAAGTTTTTGAAGTTTATTATGAAGATAAGCATACACTTGACAGTTTAGCAGAAAAGACAGGAATAAGCAGGAACTCTTTATTTAGTACGATAAAAAAAGTAAGAACAAAACTAAAAGAAATATTAAATAGTGAAGTACTTTGTAAAGAATAAAATAAGAAAAGAACGGCTAAAGATTTGTAAGGGTTGCAAACATTACTTTAAGCTAACAGGAAACTGCCTAAAATGTGGATGCTTTATGCGTGTGAAAACTACATTGAGTTTTACAGAATGCCCTATCGGGCTTTGGGGAAAAACGGAAGAAATACAAGCACCTAAAGAACTCCCTAAACACCTAGAAAAAGAAGTTCAAGAAATATGGAAATTCATAAAAAACAAAAAGGTAAAAGACCATGAAACAAAAGCACGAATGATAGAACTATACAATACAATATACGGAACATCTTATAAAACTACAACCAACTGTAGTAGTTGTTTAGCTTCAATATATAGAGGAATTAATAAATATGTAAAATGAAATATAAAACAATTAAATGGATTTTAAGAAATCATATTAAAAACAATGTTAAAGCTTTGTGGACTTGGGAAGATAATAACTTCACCTGCATATACGAGAACTATTCACAGACGGACAGGATATATACTGCTGAACAACTGCTTAAAAAAATAGACAATGAAATACAAGTGTAAAAAGTGTCAAACAGAAATAGTAATAAATAAATACACATTAGTATTTAGGAATATGAAGATACAAAACAAAGATGCTTTTTGTTGTAAGCAAGAAATGGAATGCCTAACAGAAAACGAAGGTATACCAACGATTATAAGAAACGAATATACAAAAGAAGATAGAATTATACAACACAAAGCGAAACAAAAAGAAAAGAGATTAAGTGGTAAGAAGTGAAAGACAAAATAAGTACTATTGGAAATGTATCGTCAAGCCGTTATGTGACTTTACAGGTTATCATAAATGGGAACTTCACGAACAGCTAAAGGAAATGTTTATACTAAGTACAACAAAAGAACTAGACAAAAAGGAGTTCAATCAATACTGCGAAGAAGTAAGGGCTTGGGCTGCTACGGACTTAGGGGTACATTTACCTGCACCAAATGAATACAAATAAATTCTATTATATAGTATGGACAAACGAACAGAACGAACACAAGACAACAAAAAGCTACTATTAGAAGCACTAGAAAGGTCATTAGGGATAGTTACCGAAGCGTGTGAAAAAGCAGGGCTAAGCAGAACACAACATTACGAATGGTATAAAGAAGATGAGGACTATCGTAAAGCAGTACAAGAAATAGACGGTATGTTTATTGACTTTGCCGAAACACATCTTAAAGAACAAATAGAAAAAGGTTCAACACCTGCTACAATCTTTTACTTAAAGACAAGAGGTCGTAAAAGAGGTTACAACGACACTTTAGATATTACTTCAGATGACGAGCCAATAACAATACAATTCATAAGTGCTAATAAAGACAACGCTAACGAATAAGCAAGAACTTGCTTTTGAATACTTAAACGATAAAGAAACTTCTGAAATACTTTTCGGTGGTGGTGCAGGTGGTGGCAAAAGTTTTTTTCTTTGTTCTGCTTTAATAGCACATTGTTTAACATATAAGGGTATAAGATGTTTATTGGGTAGGGCTTCTTTGTCGTCTTTAAAAAGCACTACTTTGAACACCCTATTTGAAGTTTGCGAACAATGGAATTTAATAACCCCTAAACATTATAAATACAATGGTCACACAAATGTTATATCTTTTTGGAATGGTAGTGAAATCTATCTTAAAGACCTTTTTCAATATCCTTCTGACAGGAATTTTGACAGTTTGGGTTCTATGGAACTCACTATTGCAGCTATTGACGAGTGTAACCAAATTACTGAAAAGGCAAAGCAAATAGTATCAAGTAGATTAAGATACAAACTTGATGAATACAATCTTATTCCGAAATTGTTATTAACTTGCAATCCTTCAAAGAATTGGACATACACAGATTTTTATAGACCTTATAAAAACAAAGAACTACCTAAACATAGAAAGTTTATTCAAGCGTTAGTAGATGATAACGAAAACATTTCTAAACACTACAAAGAACAATTAGGCAAGTTAGACAAGTTAAGCAAAGAACGACTTCTGTTTGGTAATTGGGAGTATGACGCAACAGACGATAGCTTAATTGACTATGACGCTATTGTAAGTTTATTTGATAAAAAAGGAATAGAAGGAAATAAATATATAAGTTGTGATGTTGCAAGATTTGGTTCAGATAAATCAGTAGTAATGCTATTTAACGGACTTAATGTAGAATTAATAAAAACATTTGATAAGAATACAATAACAGAGTTAGCTGACTACATAAAAGATTTACAACAACAAAATCAAGTGCCTTTAAGAAATATAATTTGTGATACTGACGGAGTTGGTTCAGGAGTTACTGATATTTTACGCTGTCAATCTTTTGTAAATAATGCTAAACCTTTGCGAAAAGAAAACTACCAGAACTTAAAGACACAATGCTTCTATACATTAGCAAAGAAAATAAACGAAGGACAAATAGGAATAGATTGTCCTGACATAAATATTAAGGAATGTATAATAGAAGAACTTGAACAAGTTAGAGCAAAGAACCAAGACAAAGACGCTAAATTACAAATCATACCAAAAGATACTATTAAAGCATTAATAGGCAGAAGTCCTGATTATGCAGATGCTTTAGCTATGCGAATGTACTACGAAATTAAACCTTCAGGAAAGTATTTTGTACAATAAAGAAAAAGCCGTGCCTAGCGACACGACTAATTCTAACACCAAAACAAGTAAGAAAAATCAAGGCAAATATACTATTTTAAACTAAATAAACAAATTTTCTATATATAAGTATGAAAGCAAAAATAACTAAGGGTGGTAAGACAAAGAAGTATAACATAATTGACAATTGGGATGATGTTACACTTGAAAAGTGGCAGCAATTAGCTTTAGGTAAAAAGTTATCAAAAGCAAAGTCAAAGGAAGCAAAAGATACAATAGCTTTACTTTCAGATATACCTAAAAAACTAATAGACCAAATGTCTTTAAAAGATGTGGCAACGATATTTGAAAAATTATCTGACCTACAAGTAAAAGGAAAGCTAATAAAGGTCTTTAAAATAGACGGTGAAGAGTATGGATTTTTACCTGATTGTGATGAAATAAGTTTAGGGGAATGGGTAGACATAGAAGCTTATTTGAAAGACGGATTAGAAAAGAATATACATAAGATAATGGCAGTTCTATTTAGAAAAGTTACAAGCAAAGAAGGCAAGGTATATTCTATTGAAGCATATTCAGGGGGAAGGGAACGAGCAGAAAAATTTAAAAATAAAATGAACGCTGCACAAGTTCAGCAAAGCTTAGTTTTTTTTTGGAATTTCGGCAGCGAACTATTAATAATTTTGAAGCTTTATTTGGCGAAACTGATGAAGAAGATACAGGAGGAAACGAACTCGTTAGCAAATGGGGATGGTTCGGAGTTCTCTACCGTTTGACAGGGGGAGAGTTCTCAAAGCTTGAATTAATAACGGAACGCTCTTTATTAGAAGCTTTAACTTGGTTGTCTTATGAATTAGATTTAAACGAAACACAAAAAGTAAAATATGAGCATAGACGCAATAAGGTATAAAACACTAAACAATGTAATAGACACGCTGAAATGTGTAGGTGAAGACCATAAACAAATTAAAACAGTTACAACAGGAGATTTGTTCGACATAGATCTGAATAAGAACACACTTTTTCCACTACTGCATATAAATTTAATAAATGTAAATGCAGGTAAAGGGCAGTTGCAATATAACTTTCAATTAGTTGTAGCTGATTTAGTAGAACCAAACGAAGCAGAAAACGAACAAGAAGTATTGAGTGATACACTTTCTATTGCTTTAGATATAGTTGCAATATTTAAAAATGGTGAAAAGCTTTATTTACATAATAGGGTTCACGGTGAAGAAGCGAGATATTGGACTACTGACGACTTTACATTAGAACCTTTTACAGAACGATTTGACAACGCAATTTCAGGATTTACTTTAACACTACCTATTGTAATAGAATGGGTTTACGACACTTGCAACATTCCAATAACAACCGATATATGTGTAAAATAAAAATAGGAAGATTTATAATTCAATTAATACCACCAAAAATAATATATAAAATAAAATAAAAAAATTATGGCAGATTTGAGCGTAACAATTTCCGAGAGCGTAACCTTAAATGGAAGCGTAAGAGGAACAACAAAC